AGCACGGTCTCATCCAGCGTCAGGCCAAGTGCGGTCTTGATCTTAGCCAACGATGTTCCGGCATGGTCCGCCGATATATCGAAGGCGACACCAATTTTGGCAGCCGCCTCGGTGAAGGGCAGCAACTCGTCCGGAGAGAGGCTCGACTGCCCGCCAGCGGCTAAGATTTGCGCCAACCCTTCCGCCGCCACCGGAATGCGTGTGGACAGTTCCAAAACGTCATCGGACATCTGCGCAAAGGCTTCTGGCGTGTCAAAATCCACGACCTTGCGGACATCGGACATCGCGCTTTCAAATGCGATGGCCCCTTGGATCGGCCCGGACAGCGCGGTCAGGATGCGACGGCCCGTCTGCATCGACGCCATTCCGGCAAAATTCAGGTTCGCCGCCGTGGCCAGCGACCGGTCCATGCGTTCGCGCGCTTCGGCGATGCGGGTCTGCATCGTTTCGATGCGCTGCATTTTTTCGATTTGCCGACCGAAAGCCGTGGTCGCGCCATCCAGCGCACCGGACAACCGCCGCTGCTCCCCGGCAAGGTCGCCAGTGTTCACGCCTGCTTGGCGCAGCTGGCCCTGCAGTCCGGACAGCGCCCGGCGGTTCTGCCGGTGCTGCTGTTCCAGCCGGTCAGCAGTTGTGCGCGCGCGTTCGAATTCGCGGCGCATCTGCGCGGTCGGATTGCGGGTTGTGGTGATGGCGTGCCGCAGCTGGCGGACGCGCTCCCGCGCTTGCTGCAGGGATTCGCCGGACCGAGCGACAACCTGCTGCTGCTTGCGGAAGTCTTCGATCATGCGAAGCGGGCCGCGCATGCCCTGAAGGTTGCTCATCTCAGTGCGCACGCCATCGGCAAAGCGCCCGGTCACCGTCCGCATGCCCTTGAGCACGCTGGAATACTGGTCCACCGCCTTGATGGACAGTTGGGTTTCGATGCGCTTGGTCGCCATAGGTTGCACACTCACGTTGAAATTCTAGGGGGAAACGCCTATCTTTAGGCGATGGAAGTTTTTGCGATGATCTTTGCCATCTTCATGATTGCCGCCGCTGTCGCGGCGACAATCCTTGTGGGCGTGTTTGCAGGTGGGCTTTGGGGCGCACTGGCCTTCGCAGCACTGCTGGTGGCGACCTACCGGGCCATGACCCACCAAAGCGGGCCAAGTCGCCCGCTGAAGCGCGACCAGCTGAACGCCTTCCAGCGCCCGATGTCTGACGACTGACGCTATTCGAACTTCAGGCGAGTCGCGTCCCATAAGTCGCGTGCTGTCTCTTGCCAGATTTCGAATTCGCTGATCTTCATGGCCAGCACCTGCGGAAGCGGGGTCGCCAACGCCTTCGCAACAAACCCCGCGGCAAAGCGCAGGTCTTTCGCTACTTTGCCGGTTTTCCGTTTCCCGAAGCGGATTCCTGCTGCGCGGCCACGTGCGCTTGGTAGGGAGTCAGAACGCGCTTACCGATCTCGCGGAAGTCGCTTTCCTTGACCTTCAGCATCACCGACCGATCCACGCCCGCCATGCCCGCCAGTAGGACGGCGGTCTGTTCTGCGGGCGATTTTGCCTCTTCGACCGCGATGCTGGTGCCAAGATCGGGTTCATCGAACACCAGCTTGTCGATGGTCTTGCCGTCCACGGTGACGGGGCGCTGAAGGGTCACTTCAATGGGATAGTCCATAATGCCCCCTTACAGCAGCAGCGCGGCGCGAATGTCGCCGGTCTGGCTGACACCGCCCGCCGAAAATTCGAAATCGTCAATCTCGAAGATTTCCGACCCGTCGATTTCCAGCTTGGCGTAGTTCTGCACCACGGTGCACTTCAGTTCGGCCATGTCGCCGGGCTTCCAGTTCCCGGCATCGCCAGCAACGAGGCGACCGCGCACGTAATAGACGGCGCTGTGCGTCTCGCCGTCTTCATCGACATGCGCGCCGGTAACCATGAAGGCGTTTTCGGTGCCGGGCTTGCCGGTCATCAGCTTCAGGGTGGCCGGGTCGAAGGCGGTCAGGGTGAATTCAAGATCATCATGTTCATAGCCCATGCTGGCCTTGCGCTCCTTGATCATGCCGCCGTTGCGGAAACCTTCGGTCTTCTCCTTCGGCATCGAAATCGTGACTTCGGAAAACTGACCGACCTTCACGTCTTCATTGGCCCACAGGGCGCAGTTCCGCAGGATGTAAGCGGGGGTGGATTTCATGGCTGTTACTCCTTGTAAGCCGCGTTTAATCGACCCGAACGCGACCTTCGGCGCATTCGGGCTAGTTCGTCACCAGGGCGGACTTATGCCGCCGCCTGCAGTGCTTCCTTGGTCAGTTCCAGATAGTACTGGATGTTGCGGTGCGCGAAGAAACGGATGTCTTCCATCGGCGCGGGCGGCTCGAACTCCATGGACAGCGTGATCTTGCCCGCCGCCATTTCGGTCGGTTCGTTCAGGGTTTCGTTAATCCAGACGCGACCGCCCAGAATGGCCCCGGACGCCTTGAAGGTCCGCATGGCCGCGTTGCCGCTTTCCAGCATGAACTTCAGGTTCGCCGCCGAAAACGGCTTATCCACGAATTCCAGATACGCCTTTTCGATAGCCTCATTGATGAAGTCCGCCGTCCGGCGCACCGACAGGAACACCCAAAGGTCATCTTCGGTCGCGGCACGGTTGCCCCACGTGATGAACCCGGACCCCATGTTGATGATTGTTCCGACATGGTTTTCGTTCAGGTAGTTCGCCTGAAGGCCGTAGGTCACGGTGCGCGATGCGCCACCAATCCCGTTGATGGGCTTGTTCGACAGCGAATGCCAGAAGCCCAGATTGGTATCGACGCGAGCCTGAACCCCGGCAAAGCGTGCCGATGCCGGACGGGCGACATAGGCGCTGGTGGTGGTATCCCAGACCAGCACCTTCGGGTCCACGATATAGACGCGCTGCGACCCGATCAGTTCGCGGTACGCGAGGGCATCCGCATCGGTTGTGTCGGGGCCATCGACAAAAGCCACGGCCTTCAGTTCATCCAGTACACCGACCAGCTCCGCCACCACCGGGTTCGCAGTCTGGCCGTCGCCACTGGTGAAGCCCGGAATGGCGATCAGGCGGGGCTTGATGCCAAGCTGCGCTTCCGCCTTTTTCAGCGCGTGCACGCCGGTCAGTTGCGTGGCATCACCCACCAGATTGGACATGGTTTCAGCGGCATCCAAACCCTCTTCGACGCGGATAACGATGGTGTAAGCACCGATCTGGTCAAACACATCATCGACCGCATCTTTCAGGGTGCCGGTGTCGCCAAGGTCCGCAGCGGCGGCGGGGTTGCCCGTCAGAAGAACGGGCGTGTTGATGGGGAATTTCACGGGGTCCGCATCGGGCGCGGTGCCCATGAGGCCAACAACCGCAGTCTGCGCGATTTGCACCAGCACCGGGGTTTCATTGGACTCCTGAAGGCGGGTGCCGTGGTGGAAGCTAAGGAAGCTCATCTTCGTCTCCTTTGACAAAAGAAATCCCGGCGGTGTCTTGCCGGGTGTGGTCCGGGGTCAGCCGGGTTGGGGTTATGGGCCGAAAGACCCGCTCAATAGCTTGCCGGTGCCGCCAAGCCTTTGGTCACCAGCTCTTGATTGATGCTGATAACGTCGCCATCGGCGCGGAAAAGTTCGGCCAGCCATCGGCCATATTTTCCCTTGCCGGTGCCATCTTTCGTGGTCTTCATCACGATGTCTTGGCCAAGGATTTCAGCCCGCAGCCAATCGCGCGAAACCAGCCCATCGGGACGTTCTTCGCCGCGAACTTCAGGGGCATCTATGCCGGTCAGTCGAACCTTCACCCCGCGCAGCCAAGCGTTAAATCCCAGATCCACATCGACCGTGATGGTGTCCGCGTCATACACATCGACAACGCAGGCTTTATATTCGTACATGGCAGGCCCTTTCCTTTGTAGCGTCACCGCTTTCGCAGGTGCATGGGTGGCGGGATGAACGGCACATCTCCCAAAACGCGGGTTCGAAGCCGGTAGGTGTTTGCGTGCCCCGCATGGCCGATCCAACTCATGATGACCTGATCGACCTCTTTCAGGGTCATCTTCCCTTCGTGGTAAAGGCGCGCCATGCGCTTCATCTTGCGGCGCATGCGGCTGGCGCTGTCCTTTCGGATTTTCCGGTGCGTCGGCCATATCCGATACCCCAAGAAATCCAGCGCTCGACCGTTCGCCTTCGACACCGGAAAAACTTGGGTTTTGCTATTGCACCGCAGCCCAAGCCTTGCGTGCAGGAAGTCTTCAATGTCGCGGCGGACCCGGTGCAGATGGTCTTTGTCACTACCGACCACTGCGAAGTCATCCATATATCGCAGGTAGCGCCCTTCGCGCAGGTCGAACTTCACGAATTCATCCAGTTCATGAAGGTAGATGTTCGCAAACAGTTGCGATGTCAGGTTGCCAATCGGTATACCGCGCGGCATGGGGTCGCCCGGCTCCAAGGAGCTATCAATGATGTTGTCGATGACCCGCAAGGTGTCCTTGCAGGCTATGCGGCGGCGCAGCAGGCGCTTCAGAACGTCATGGCAGATCGAAGGAAAGTACTTCGAAATATCCGCCTTCAGCACGTAGATGACTTCGCTTTCGCGCAAGGCGTCCCGCAGGAACATCTGCGCGCGGTCCGCGCCAGCGTGGGCACCCTTTCCCGGTCGGCAGGCGTAGGTATCATGAATGAAGCGCGGCGACCAAATCGGGTCAATGGTCTCGACTAGCGCATGCTGGACTATCCTGTCCTTTATCGGAAGCGCGGAAATATCCCGTTCCTTTGGCTCGAACACTTTGAAATTCCGGTAGGGTCCGGTGCGGTAAGTCTTCCACAGCAGGCTGTTCTGAATGTCTATCAGGTTGGATTCCAGATCGGCTTCAAAGCGTATGACATCCAGCTGGTGTCTGCGCCCCTTTACGACCCGACCATATGCCCGGTGAAGCGCTTCGAATGTTGTGAACTGCTCGAACAGGCCGGTGTAGGTTTTTGCCATTGTTTTTTTCCATGGGCGACCGGGGCGAAGGTTCGCCGCCTAGGTTCGGCTACTGTTCCACCCCGGTCTGTTTATATATTTCGGCACTTGGCCGAGGAGCGCGGGTCCTTTCGAGGGTGCGCTGGATGAAACCCCGGTAGGGCTACACCTTCTGGCATTTCCCGAGAGCGGGCCGGAAGCCGATGTTCGTGTTCACGTTCGAACGCGGGTTGTTCAGGTTGAGGGCGAACACGCCAGCATTGCTGTCGTTGTTCCAGTTGCCCCCACGGATCGGCAGACGCTCAAGCCACATTACCTGCTTAGGCTCAAG